GGTTGTGGACGCCAGATGGTGTCGCGTGCGCGTTCCATCGTTACGCCGTTGGTGTTGTATACAGTGATGTTCTTTGACAGAATCAAAGCATCGTTGAAGCCTTCGAGGATGTCCTCAAAAGCAACAATTTCTTCTTTTGAAAAGGCGTTAGCCATTTTTAATTCCTTTAACTAAGTTTATTTCTTACGACGCTTATATTCCATGACCTTTGATAAATCTCCGGTCTTGAGAGCTTCAGCGCGTAAGCGTTCAAGTGTTGAGTCGATAGCACCAGATAAACGGCCACCACCTGAATTGATGGTGCGCTCTGGTGCGGTTGCTGCCTTACGGTTTGTTACTTTCAACTGAGTCTCCAGTTTAGCTACCGCAAAGGCAAACTTTACGGGGTCATTAATTGAGGCAAGTTCTTTTGCACGCTTTGCGTTTTTGCCGATCGCATAAATTAGCAATGCGGGATTGTCAGAGCCTTGCAGAACGATTCCTTGTTGCGTTACGTCAAACGTATCTAAAGCCGTAGCTTCAGCTTCGTCATAGTCCCGCACCTTCAACGAGGCTTTCGCCTTCGCATAGGAATCAAGCTTATCCTGCCATGCTTTAGCTTCAGCATCTCGCTGGGCTGCAACACTGGCTTCGGCTGCATCGTATTCGCGTTTCTGCTCATACCATTCAGCAAGCTTTTGTTCGTACTCGTCGGAATCATAGTCGCAACTTTCAAGCGTCGGCTTTGCTGACAAGGCAACTGGTTTGGTCTCAGTTGCTGTTGTGTTTAGCTTTGCTTCCAGTTCGCGTATCTTCCGTTCTTTTTCCCGATTGGATTTACGCAATTCACGCACCCACGCTGGCGCACGAACTTCTTCCTCTTGAGGTGGCGATTCCTCACCTATGGATATTACAACTTCGTCTTCGTCGCTTTCTTCGTCATCCTCTTGAACATCTTCGATGGCTAGGTTCTCATCGTCAAACTGTTCATTTTCTGTGGTGTCGATGTCAATCGCGTCTAATACTTCGTCATTCTCCATTGCTGCCGTTTTCATATACTACCCCATCAACTCACCCAAATTGCGCGGTGGGTGGAACCGCATTCGTCTGGGGTCGCAATGCTTCCCCAATCTTTTCCGCTGACTCGATAGCAGATTTGCGCTGATCGATGTCAATGTTCGATAGCGTTTCTGCTGTCTTAGCTCTCGTTTCTTGTGAGCGTGCCAGCGTGTATTCAGTGTCGGCTTGCGCCTTAATGGTCAAAGCTTCAGCCTTGCCAGCCTCTGCCATCAGATAAGCTGATTGCGGATCAGGCTGCTGGCTTTGCATTGCCATCATCATTTCTTGCTGTTCTTCTTCAGTCGGCTGCAATACGCCCAACTGGACAAGCTGCCTACGGAAGTATTCACGAACATCGTCGATGCCTTCGCCGTCCATGTTCATGATAGCCATAGCCTGCAAGACTTGCTGTGTTTGCGGGTCAGTTGTTACTTGCATCATGCCTGTAAGCGCACGAACAGTCGCATCGCGGCGGCTGCTGAAGGATGGGCCTACGTCTACAGCAACGTCAAAAGTAGCATTGCTTAGGTCGTTCTCGTAAACAAGTTCGCCTGACTCTGCGTCGATAACTGGCTTCATCAGTTCAACAGAGGAGATTTCCTCCATAGAACCGATGGTCTTCATCTTACGCTTTTCTTCAACGTAGATGTCTTTAGCCATTGACAACCATATCTCACCACAGCGACGAACAGCCTTAGCCATGTTGGTCATATAGATGAACGATTGCATATCAAGGCGCGTCTGGATTAGCTCAACAGCTTTGCCGCTGATGTTGCTAACCATCTTGTCGCCCTGCTGATTGCTGCCAAGGATTTCAGCCATGTCCTGCTCAGTCAACTGCAACAGCGCAGCCATCGCTGGCGGAATCTGTGGCGACTTGGTGTAGGCGACAGGCCCAGCAGCTTGAGTCTCACCATTAGGGCCAGTGATAGGATTGACCAGGAGGTAAGGATAGTTGCGAAGGTTATCTTCTGCCCACATCACTTGGTGACCTGAAACTTGCTCAGGCAATAGGATTGGCTTTTCAACGGATGACAGTGCGCTGATCTCGCCAAGCTTCGATAGCTGCATATTCTTCAGGCGCTGCGGGTCTTTTGCTAGGCGCACTTGCCCCATGCAACGCTCTACGTTGTCAACGAACCAACGCTTGCCGTAGACAGGAACGATCGGAATGTTCTTGCCAGCAATGTAGCCAGCGTCCTCAAGGATGCCGCCACCGCTCATGATATACTTGTGAACCTTGCGGCGCTTGGTGCGCTTCTGGCGTACTTCTACAGTGCCAACAGCCATCAGGGTTTCTTCAAGCGTTTCATCAGCGTCAAAGTCAGCTTGCGTATAGCGTTCTTCTTCCCCGTCTATTGTGGTGAAGATACGAACGGTCTCGCGCACTTCTTCAACGCGATAGTATTCAGCCACATACACAACGTCAGGCGTGCACCAGTCAAACTCTGACTGCTGAATGTCTTTAGGCCATGTTGTTGGATCGTCGTTAAACTCATCGCGGTAAGCTTGGAAGCTCATGCTGTAGAGAACGAAACAATACTTAGCGTCGGCTTTGTCCTGGCGCTTGGCGTCTAGGTCGAAGAAAACACTGCTATCAGCGTCAAAGATAGGCTCAATGCGGATGCGCTGGCGATCGTTCTCATCGTCTTCGTCATCCTCATACACAGTGCGTAAGCGCCATGCACCAAAGCCACCGCCTACTGCTTCCTCGAAACCATTGTCATAAGCTTCTTCAGCGCCGCTATCACGTTCGTCCGCACGATAGAGACCATTGCAAGTTGCTGACAGCTTGTCGTTCTCCGTCCCGTCTTTGGAAACGAAGTCAACGCCAATGCGGTTATTGCGGTATTCATTGATAATACGAATGACGCTTAGAGCAATCTTGTTTACTTCAAAGCGCGGCTTGTTCTCGAACTGCTCACCTAATGGGCCTTCCCATTGTGCGCCAGCGAGAGAGTAGAAGCGTCTGTCCTGCAAACACTGCAAGCGTTCGTCACGCATGGTTGTCTGGCAACGATCGAATTCTGCCAGCGCGTTAGCGTGAACGTTTGCAAAACGCTGGTCTCTAGTTAGTCGAGCCATTCATTACCACCTATTCAATGTCGGTACGGGCATTACTTCAACGGACGCCTTTGGTGTTGCCCGACGCAAAGCTTCGCACGCATATCTCAGAGCGTCAATAACATGATTATCTTTATCTTCCAAGACAGGAATAATATTACCTGTCAAGGGGTCTGTTTTATAGCTGTAAAGAGATAGCTCGTCGATCGTATGCTGGCAGCGCGGATGCACAACAATATCGTAGTTCTTCAGCCACTCAATGCCTTCCTCTACAGATTTAGGCCCTTTTACGGCTGGCATAATCTTTGGAAAGCCATTCTTCTTCATGTGGCTAATTGTTTCGGGTCGAGCGTTATCAGCAACAATGGGCCACTTTTCTGATTCCGGTATAGTCAGGAACAGGTCTGGCGTGTTTACGATTTCGCAGCCTACCATGTAAGCCTCGTAATCAACGTAAAGCTTTCTGCCTATCAGGTGGCAGCGAACCAGAACTGTTGGGTCTGTAGCAAAGCCCCAGTCAGCGCCAAAGCGATGCGTTGCGTCTTCAGGCGCTTCAAACTCCTCGACAGTCCAGTTGCGGAATACTCGCGCTTCACTGTTGCTCAGATACGAACCAAGCCAAACGTGCTTGTATTTGTCTGGGTCACGGTCTCGATCGTATTCCATTTCCGCTTTAAGAACGTCAGGAAACCAAGGATTGTCGCGGAAGTTTACTTCTTTCACGATTGCACTTGGCGGAAGATTAGGCCCACGAAGCAGTGCGTCAATCGGATCAGTGCTGTTGCGCGGGTTCCATGTGAACCATAGCTCACTGTCTGGCTTACGGATTGTCGGACGCAATAGGTCGAGCGATCGTTGCGACAAGCTCTGCGCTTCTTCCACCCAGGCACAGTCGTAGCCTTCAAGCGACTTGATTGAATCGCTTGTGTGGTTCTGCATCCCCTGGAAGATTATTAGGCCATCGCCATGCACAGATTTAATCTGTGTCTCTTGCACTTCAAAGTAGGATTGCACGCCCATCTGCTGAATCTTTAGCTCCAGTAGGCGCTTGACTGATTGGCTTAGGGATTTCTGTATTTCACGAACGCAGACAGAGCGGCGCGTCTGATCGATAACGTGCGCTTCAATCATAGCTTCAGCAAAGGCGTGCGACTTACCGCTTCCTCGCCCACCATGTGCGCCCTTGTAACGGCTGGGCTGCAAGAATGGCTTATACCAGCGCGGTGTTTTAATCTTCAGCGTTGTCATCAATCACTTCACGCTGGATGTGTGTAACCAGATTGCCTGTGAGATTCAACTTGGATGGAGCGTCAAGGCCAATCATTGCATTGATAGCTTTTACAGCGTTTACTTTGTCGCTTGGCTTTGCGTCAGAGTCCAATCCCTTGGCTATCGTAGAAAGAACATCAAGGCTGTCTGCCATCGTCCAAACAACACGTTCAGCGACTGCTGCTCGTAATTCGGCAACCCTTGTTGAAACGTCAGTATTACTCATTAGCTTTGATGCGTTAGCTTGGCACGTTTCAGGCTTGGTTGTCGGCTTAACGTCAAAGGCGGCTCTGTAAGCGTCTGCCTGTGTTTTACCTGATGCTACTTCGTGAGCGAATCGCTCTTGTTTAGGTGTTAGTGCCATCTGTCTCAGCTTCCATAAAAGGTCTGGTATTTGTTCAATACACCAGCAATCATGAAATGAAAAGGTCTCCCTGCTTTTGACCATCCTCAATTCTTTTACAAGCTATGTCAAAATACTTTGGCTCACGCTCAATGCCAATAAACTTCTTACCCATCTGAACTGCGGCAACGCCTGTTGTTCCACTTCCCATAAAAGGGTCAAGGATGGTTTCGTTCGGCTCTGGCAAATGACTTATAGCCCATTTCATTACACCTATAGGCTTTTGTGTTGGATGGTCTCCGCGCTGCTCCCCATTGGCGCGCAACATTCCATGCCACATATATTTTATGCGCCGAACTGCCTTGGGTAAATTTGTCCAAGCTAGTTCACAGTCTGCAAAGTCGTTAGCTCCATTCTCTTTATCCCAAACGAGCCAACATTTTGTTGGTGGGCATTCGTAATAATTTCCTCCAAACATTATGCACCACCGTCCGGCAGATCGAACAAAGGATATCAATTTGTCATCAATCGGCTTGTCATCCCATGAATCGACGCCGTAATCGCGTGACTTTGCAAGAGATGAGCGAGATGCGTTGTCATTACGCGCCTCACCAATCCCATAAGGCGGATCAGTCACCACAGCGTCAACCTTGCCAAGCGTAGGCAGAATGTCGCGGCAGTCTCCTAGATACAGCGTTGCGTTACCAATGATGACAGGCTCAACCATTCTCTATCTCAATAAGCTTTGACAGATAGTGCTGCGCCTTCTTCAAATCTTCAATGCCATTCTTATCACGATAGCGTGCAAGGTACTTTATGCAGTTCCCCTGCAAATATCCTGAGAAAGCTTCTGCCGACATCCAAGACTCCATTGCTTGCCAGGGCTGAACGCTCTTGGATGCGTAATGATCTCCGCCTACTTGATGTGAATTAATATTCTCCATCATCTTCCTCCTCGTCGTAATCAAACGGATCATAACCCTTTAGCATTGCATCTACTGCAACCATTATAGGCCCAGTGATACGCACCTTGCCAGCTTCCATCTTGCGAATGGTTGTGCCGCCATTGTCAGGCGATAGGCGGAGAGCGTCCGCCATCTCGTTTACGCTGTAGCCCATGTAGGCTCTAGCTAGTTTAAGCTTTGCTGGCGTCATGCTTCTTCCATTTCTGCTATCGCTGCCATCTTCTGCAATGAGTGAACAATGGTGCTGTGATCGCGGTTCATAATTCTTCCAATCTCTGTGGTTGAATAGCCCTTGCCCCTCATCCACACAACGCATTTGCGCCTTACTTCTACCAGTTTTTTAAGTTTGCTTTTGCCTAAAATGTCTTCGGCTGTGTAACCGTATAGTTCTGCAATGGCATCAATCTCTGCTAAATTACGTTCTCTTGGCGTCATGAGGCTTCCTTGTGGAAAATTCCGTCAATCATTTTGCCCTTGCGGTCTTTGATTTCCTGCCATGCGCCATCGATGCAATCTTCAATCATCATTCCGTTCTGTGCAGCCATGATGGTTAGCACGACAACCATATCCCCAATGGCGTCCGCAAACTCTATGTCGTTCTTTTTAGCGATAGCGTTAGCCAGTTCCCCAGCTTCCTCGATAAGCTTTACGAATTGGCTTTTCAGGTCACTGCCTTTGATTAGGTTGCGATCTGCAGCCCATCCTCGAATTAAATCTGCATATAGCATTAGATTGTGTCCTTTTTGACAAAGCGGCCTGTCTTGGAATCACGCAGTGAAGCGTTGCGTTTCAAGGATAGCAATTCGGCTGCATCGTGCGTCCACATGGCTTGCCAAAATTGGCGGTCTCTATGCGTCATCCATAGGACAAACAGTGTTATGGCTTCCAGCGCCAGCAGTGCAATGATTGCGATTTCATATTGGTTCATTTAATCCTCCATATTGACGAGGCCTAGCCTCTGGTTATGCGAACGTGAACTGACGTTCGTGAAAGCAGTGAGCGAACCAGCGAGGAGCTGGATTGCTGCTAATTAGATCAGCAAAGAACGCATATTCTGCATTACCTTTGCCATCAAAGCGAAAGCAACGATCGGAAGGCTGGCGCTCATCAGCGTCAGTGACTTCGATGAAAACACCGTCAGCGAGTGTGGAAAACTTTACTAGCATTAAACTTACTCCTTAAAGGCGAGGCATTGCCTCCGTTGCTGTTGCACCCTTCTAAGATTGGTCATTTTATATGTCAAACACTTTTTTCAATAAGGTGCATTTTTATTTAATATGAAAAAGGCTCTTGACATTAATGTTTCCATCTGCTATATAATGTGCATCAGCAAGAAACACCTTGTTGATGGGGCCTCGTCCCGCTCTTTGACAATTTGGAGATTGAAATGAATTTGAATAATTTGCAACGCCGTGCTCAATTAATGGGTGTCCGCATTGAAACCGAAAAATTTGATGTTGCGATAGATGGCAATTTTCATGGTTATTGGTTGGTGGATGAAAAAACCAATAATGGAGTTTGGCAGGATGATAATTATTGCGCCAACCTAGCGGAGCTTAAAAATTCTCTTGATACTTTATTTAATGAGCGTTTCCCAAAATTTAATACGACAACTGATTTTATGAAAAATCCATTGCTGTAACAAAGATGGCCCTGCCTTATCGGTGGGGCCATTTTTATTTTTGCCGTTTTGCGTGCGCTATGGCTTCAAGCGCCCAGGCTTCTGGCGCTCCTACATAGCGTCCTTTGGCCCAGTGCTTGCGTATGTCATCCATCGATAGCTTCCCAGCCTGGTATCGAATCAGGTCGCACATTAGATTCGTTGCGGCGCTTCCGTCAGCCTTGGTCACCTGACAATATACTCCCCATCTACAATGCGAAGGTAGCCGCGATCTTCAGCAATCCGTAACCAACGCTCTGGCTTGTCTGTCAGATCGACAGGCTCACGGCATCGTAGCGACATAATAAATTCCTCGAACCTTGCTTGCGTGTTATTCAAACATATTCGAAGCGCCTTATCCTTTTTGGTTGTTCGCGGCGTGTAGCTATCCAATATCTGCAAGCATTGGCGCGGCGTTGGGAACCAATCAAGCTCTTTGCAGACGCGCTCAGTCATGTAGCTAAGGGCTTCTTTCGTGTAGCCGCCAAGAATCCTAGCATAGACTGCCGTCCGCATCTGTCCGCTTTGCTCGTCGGTGTTCTTGCTTGGCAGGGTCGCCTCAATAAACTGAAGCTGCTTGGCAAGCTCTTTGGTTTCGACTGGGATGTTCTCGACAGGCATCGCTAAGGCAATCGATCGTAACTCATCGCATTCTGCTATAGAAAGCTCAGAACGGCTCATCAGTTCGTCCATCCGCGACGTATCGAAGTGCTGCGGCAAAGCCGTTTTGGTTTCCACGTTGACCAGTTGTCCGATTTGCTGCGCCATTCTTCTTTCCCTCTACCCAATCTGATTTGAATCCCTGCCATCCTCGTTCAATGGCTTCCGTAATTGCGGCCTCCAGCGTCCATCCCGCCTTTGCAGCTTCACGCTCAATGCCTTTTAATGCGGTTTCGGTGAAGGCTGCTTTGCGATGGTTCTTCCAATCCTTCCAAAGTTGGTCACAAAATCCATCAGGCTTGGCAGCGGAAACGCTCCTGCGTTTTGCTGTTAATACGTTAGTATTAACTTCTGTATCTGTATCTGTCTCTGTCTCTTGGCCCGTTACTGAAACGTTTCGTTCCCGTTTCGTAGCGTTATACTGCTGTTTTTCCCTGTATTTTTTTACACGGTTTGTGCTGTTGTCGCTTTTGTATTGCAGTTCATCCCAAGCAACTGGTGATAAGTTTTCATCTACCAAATTGACCTCTTGCAAGCGCCTTCCAATCTCATCTAATTCACGCAACTGCACGCCTAACTTGACGGCAATTTTACGCGATCTGAGATTATCATTTGGCGTGTCCAGAAGGCCATCAGCCTTTAGGCAGCATAGAGCAACAAAGTGCCAGCGATCCTCGAAAGCTAACAGGCGCAGCTTTTCGTCATCAACTATTCGGTGATATAATCGGAACCATTGTAAGCCACTCATGACGCAAACCCTTGCGCGATGGTTCTGTGGCGTGTATTACTAAACATAGCGATGCCTTTCCACTCTAGGCGTTGTTAGAGCGGGTCGAGTGCTTTTTGCTTTTTCAGCACTCCCCGCTCGCTCTTACATAACTCAAAATCCGCATTTGTAAAAGCATTTTATGGCAGCGTTGACAGCCACTACGCTATCAGCGTATCTTGCGCGGATTGGTACCTCCTTACCGAAACGGACTTGGGTGGTGTTTGGATTGGGCTTTCTCGGTCGCACCACTCATTTTTATTTGGTCTCACGAAGATCGTGATGCGGGTACAGCGCCTTAAAGACAGCGCGGCGCAAGGGCCAATCTCTGACCACGACTCCCTTCACTTCGTGAGTAATTAACATACCGTTTTCCACATATTCAAAGTCAGATTTATAAGCAACGCGCCTACCATTAGGATGCTTTAGCTGCTTGCCATTAATGACAAAATAATATGTTGGACTAATCATTAGGTCGCTAATTTTGCCAGCAGCTTGCAGATCGTGAAGCTCGTTGCACGTTATAGCCTCCCGTTTGCTGTCATGGGTGTGACCAGCATTGCACTGCGCTTTGACAGCACGATACTTTCCGAAGCGACTCATGCGTTAAGCTTCTGCTCTATTAGGCGATCGAGTGCGTCATTGGCTGCAAGCCATGCGCCTAGCTGTGGTTCAGTGCGACCACTTTTCCAATTCGACAGCGTAACGCGAGTGATGCCAGCTTCAATTGCTATCTTGCAAGCCCTGATTTTATGCGTCTTGGCGTAACTAAAAAAGTTCGCAATCTCGTTTTCTACCTGGGTCATTTTAAACTTTCTTTGGGTTGTGGATAAAAAGG